CCCGGATGAGGACAGCCGGCTGAAAATGCTGTTGAGGCAGCACAAGTACGGTTACGCGGAGCTATCTGAGATCTTGCGCCGTTCTGAGGGGGCTATCGTCCGTCGTTGCCGGGACCTTGGCCTGAAGGAACGCCCAGTCCGTGCAGATAACCACGGGAAGTCAAGCGTATGGACGGATGCGGACTACCAGGCTTTGGCTGACGGCATCCGGCATGGTGACAGCTACCCAATGATCGGTAAGGCCGTTGGGCGCTCTGAGAAGGCCGTCCGTGGGAAGGTCTATTTTACATATCTGACCGAGGATGCCGACAAGGTACGGGCCATGCTGAAGGACGGGCCGTGGGGCTACGGTGCCCCGGAGCCCACCGTGAAGCAGGGCTTTAACCTCTCCAGAACCCGGACAGAGGTGCGAAAGAATCTCTCAGTTCTGGACGCGCTGCTTCGAAAGCGGCTGAATGATTTGGGTTATGACCCTTACTGGCAGCGGTTCATGTGTC